AAGTGGAAGTGGGTACTACAAGTCTCCCTGTGCTTTGGTCATACAATAATTTATCTATCGGTCCTGTCATCCCTGTATGTCTGTTTTTTAGTACTCTAAGCTGTAGTTCTGCTCTCTCTGCATAGCTTTCCGACTGCTGGTTTCTTTCTGCCGATATGCACAAATCCGATAGTTGTAAAATTCCAGAACTTCCCCTCAAGTCAGAGGTACTTACAGTCTGTCCTTGTTCGTGCGAAAGTCCAGGTGGTCTTCTTAAATGGCTGACAAGTATCAAACCTATACCAGTAGATTCAACGACTTGTCGTAATTTTGTACACGCAATATCAATAGCTCTTCTTTCATCTACATTATCTATACCAGAAACAACTATTGTCAGATGATCAAGTATCACTACATCTACACCTTCTGCTGTTGCAAGGTAAGTGATCTGTTCTATCAACCTGTCAGGGTCCATAGATCCGAAGTGATCATATAAGAATAATTTTTCTGTACCAAACAACCTGTCAAAGGATTGTTTTAGCCCTTCTGTTTCTTCTACATTATCCTCAAGGTGCAGGGGTTTATTCATCTCTACACCGAGTATCCCC